ATTAGTACTGCCGGGAACAATGTAAAGGCGAAGGTGGCACAGCTGCTGTCCGATATCAAGGTAAATGAGACTCAGTATCCCAACCTGGTTATTACGCCCGTTAACCTTACCATCAAATCACATAATACAGAGCTGCAGGCCGCTGTTCGTAGCTTGGCGGCGGCAGCCAGTAAATTGGTTAAATCATCAATTATTAATAGATGAAAACAGCTGAGTATATTACTAAACCTGGTGACCGGTGGGACTTGATTGCATACGAGGCTTACGGAACTATTGACGAAATAACGTTGCCAGACGCCAGCAAGGTAAATGCAATGAGCTATATTATTCGCAGTAACCCCGGAATTACCCAAGATTCTGTTTTAACTGAGGGCCTGCTGCTGCAGATACCCATCATTCCCAGCGCGTCTGTTAAAACTAATACTGAATTACTCCCACCCTGGAAAAGATAAGAAATGAATCTGCCGAGTTTTGATTATACCGTCCTTTATAATACAAAAGATATAACCAGGGATATTGCGGGCCAGATTGAGGGCATCCAGTATGCTGACAAGGTGGCCGGGGAGAGTGATACCCTGGAGATAACTTTGGATGATACGGATCTGCTGTGGCAAAACGGGTGGTATCCAGAAAAGGGAGATAGCATGCAGCTGATCATCCGGCAAGCGGGTCAACAGCTGGACTGCGGAACTTTTGAAGTGGACGAGCTGGCCTGCTCATCCAGTATTGATGGCGATCGCTTTATTATTAGGGGATTGGCGGCGGGGATCAAAAAAAGGTTGCGCACCCGGGCCAGCTATGCTCATGAAGATAAAAGCCTGCGGGAAATTGCCAATACGGTGGCCTCCAACCTGGGCCTGACAATAATCGGTACCGTACCTGATATACGTTTACAGCGGGTAAACCAATACCGGGAGACAGATCTTCAGTTTCTTAACCGGATAGGGGGCGAGTATGGGTGTATATTTTCCGTCCGGGCGGATTCCCTAATCTTTACTTACTATAAAGACCTGGAAGGCCGTGCCGCATCCTTTACATTATGGAAGCAGGATTTGACCAGCTGGGATCTTCGGGATACCACCCATAAAACTTTTAAACGGGCCAGGGTCAAGCACCACAACCCTTATAAAAAGCAGGTTGTTTCCTACTTCTCCAAAGAAGATGACGAGGATTCGGCGCCGGGTTCCGTAGATGACCTGGAGATCAGGACACGTGTAGAGAACGACCAGCAGGCGGAGGCAAAGGGTAAATATGCATTGTTTAAGAGTAACACGGCCGGGGTAGGTGGTGATGTTATAGCTCCGGGTAATCTCCTTTTTGTAAGTGGAAATAATTTTCAGCTAAATGGGGCGGGCAGTATGAGCGGTATATACCACATTTTGGAGGCTACCCATACGCTTACCCAAGCAGGCGCCTGGCAAGTAGCAGGTAATATAAAGCGCGTTAAAACTATTGATCCTGTTTTCTTTAAGGCTTTTTCGATATGATTTCAGCATTAAAATACGGCATTGTCAGTGAGGTGAAGCCGGGCTTTGCCCGTGTGTATTTTGAAGATGATGATATTGTTTCCCCCTGGTGGCCGGTCATTTCAAAAACCAGCCTGAAGGATAAAGAGAGCTGGCCTCTGAACGTACAGGAGCATGTTGCTTGCATATGCGATGCACGTCTGGAAGAGGGCGTTATCCTGGGCAGTATTCACAGTGAAGCGGATCCTGCTGACAGTGGAGCTGGTAGCGGTAAATTCCGGACAGTGTTTGAAGACGGTACGGTGATCGAATATGATAAGGGTACCCATAAGCTGACTGCAGACGTAAAAGGTAGCGTGAATGTAACCGCCTCCGCAGATATAGAAGCAACTACCACAACCAGTATAAAGGCCATGGCAACAGTTAAGGCCACTATCCAGGCTCCGGACATTCAGTTGATAGGGAATGTTACTGTAACGGGGATAATTTCTGCTGGTGGCATCAGCGCGGCGCCAATGGCGGGTGTGCCCGGTGCTAATGGTAAAATAACAGCAGCAGCTGATATTGAAACTACTGGACAGGTAACGGCCGCGAACGTAACGGCTGGCACTGTTTCCTTGTTAACTCACATCCATTCAAACGTACAGCCAGGCGGCGGTACTTCAGGCCCCCCCGTTCCGTAATGCGCCTAAAGTTTGTCTAATGTTTGCCTAAAGGTCAGTATCTATTAATAACATATTTGTGTTTGTAATAGCACAGGCATTGGCAACCTTATCAGACATAAAATCTCCTGTTTGGACGTACAGCATAACCGGTGGCGGTGCCATCGCGGAGGGACTGGCCGCGATCAGGCAATGTATTGATATTATTATCCGTACAACGCCCGGCTCAGATCCTTTGCGCCCACATTTCGGAAGTGATGTATATAAGTACGTAGACGCTCCTGTTGATATTGCGATTCCCAATGTTAAGAAAGCGATCCTGGAGGCTATTGCGCTTTGGGAGAAACGGGTGACTGTAACCCGCATTCAGCACCGCGTTGGTGGGGTTGGAGAGGAATCGCGTCTCTACTTCGAAATAGGATACAGACTAACTGACCAGGCACTGAATGATCTCATTAGCGTTGCCATCGGCAACGGCGGTATCAACACAGGAACCGGTACCAAACGTTTGATCCTGCAGGGCTTCTTCCCCGTAAATCCTTCAAATTACCAGTATCAGGTAACCTGCATATTAAATGGTGTTGAAATACTACCGGCGCCCCCGGCAGATGGCTTTTCCGATGCGGCCAGCTTATACCAATGGATTAAAAATAACTGGCTGAACTATGGCCAGTGGTATTTGAATGCTGAAAGCGTTGTGGGTTATATGAACCCCACTTATAAGACTGGTAGCCTAATCATCGGACTAATAGCAAAAAGAAAATTCTCTGGCGGAATACCTGTCCTGGCCATCGGTGAAAAATACGCGGTTACAGTCACCGTAGACGGAGATCAGTATCAGAATAGCGCGGATCTATTGACTGCTGACCAGGTGAGACAATGGGCTCAGGATACCCTTGGCGGCTTGGGTACCTGGTCATTACAAACAATACCGGGCAGTTTTAACGATGACTTTTCTGAAGATTTTGACATATACCGCCAGCTGCTGGTTGTATACACAGATCAGGCAGATGAAGTAACCATTGAAATTTTAACAGAACAACAGTGATGGCAGATACTTTACCCACCATATTTGAAGAGGATGTGCAGCCAAAGCTGCAAAGGCTGCAAACTCGCCTGGAGGGAGCATTGGGGCGTGCCTTGGCGCCTGCTGATATTGAGATGCTTATTGCAAATGCGGTAGCCTATGAAGCTCAGCTAATTTGTATAGCTGGTAACAAGGCTATGCGCCAATGCTTAACGCATTTTTCCACCGGTGCCATGCTGGAATTTTTAGGGGCGCTTGTCGGTGTTAAGCGTCAGCCGGCTGCGGCTGCTGAATGTACGATCCGGTTTAACCTGGTTGACGGGCACAATGCTGTACAGTTGCCTTTAGGTGTAAGGGTACAGAGTATAGACGGTAGTGCAATATTCATAACAATGGCGGCAAAGGATATTCCCATCGGCGTTAACACAGTTGATGTTCCCGCCATTTGTCAGACGGCCGGCGTTGTAGGGAATAATTATGATACAGGTAAAATCAGTATCATTCTTGACCCTCAGCCCTTTGTTACTACTGCTGCCAATATCGATGTAACAGCTGGCGGATCTGATGCTGAAACGGATGATAAGCTACGTAACCGCATAAACCTTGCGCCCAGTTCTTTCAGTGTGGCAGGGCCTCGGGGAGCTTACGAGTATTGGGCAAAAACTGCTCATCCTACAATTGTGGATGTAGCGGTCATTACAACGGCATCGGGGGAGGTTACATTATATCCACTATGTACTGATGGCACTCTACCATCGTCTGCAATCCTGAGTGCAGTTTTGTCCATCTGCGATGATGAGAAGATCCGCCCGCAAAACGACACCGTTAAGGTGGACTTCCCGGTTGTTACTGATTATAGTATTGATGTGGAGGTGATCACCTACAGTGGCGCCATCAATGCTGAAGTACTGGCCGCTATAAATTCAAACTTACAGGATTTCAAAGATCAGCGGCAGAATCGCTTAGGCATGGACGTTGTCAGGACGCAAATCACTGCCCTCTGTGTGATAAAGGATAAGGTGTATAACGTAACAGTTGTATCTCCAGCAGCAGATATAGTGGCCGATCCAAAGACATATCCCAGGTGTACTGGTATTACCGTAACTATAACAGGCAGTAATAATGGCTAGTAATGTTGTAATGGCCGACAGCATCTCTTACCTGCCGGAATTTGCAGCCTGGTACCAGGTGATCAAAGATACGTTTGCAGAGATAGATCTGACCAAGCTACTTATTTACATCGTGGATGAAGCCGACGCAAGCTTGCTGCCGTACTTCGCTGAGCAATTTGACGTGCTTGGGTACCGTGGTTTTCGCTTGGCGCAAACTGAAGCTGATCAGCGAGAGATAATAAAGCGGGCAATTGAATTGCACCGGTATAAAGGGACTGAATGGGCCGTTAAGGAAGCATTGAAAAGTATCGGCTTTACCGATATAGAGCTCGTAAAGACTGGGTATGATCACTGGGCAAAGTTTGGCATCAAGATAACAAACCAGTCTGTACAGCTCACAGATAGCGCCTTCTTTGACATCATCCAGATGGTAAACGAGTATAAGCGGGCCGTATGTGTGTTGGAAGAGGTGAGGATGACAATAGAGGTTGAGGATAGCCTGTCTATCGGAGATGAGGATGACGCCTGGGTAAATCAACAAATACTAGTCGATGATACGTTAACGCTCTCTGAATACATTACATACAATGGAGATGCGCAGTTTAACGGAGATAATGATTTCGGCGGTGACTCAGATGTTGCATTTATAGTTGAATTGTAAATATATCATTATGGTATTGAATGCGGGTATTCAAAATGCAAAGGACCTATTAAGAGGTGATTCAGAAGGAAAGAAATACTTGAAAATAGTGTTGGGGACCGGCAATGCCCCGGTTACTGGCAACGAAACATCGTTGACAAATCAAGTGGAGAAGGATGTGTTGACGGTAAATGATCTTGCTAACGGATACCTGCAGCTCAACGGAGAGCTTGACGGGTCCGATCCGTCCATGATTATTCAGGAAATGGGAATACTGAATGAGGATGGGGTGCTTTGCCACCGAAAGGTTATCACCCCACAAAATATTGTGTCGGGCGTGGTTTATTCAATAGGCTATAAAATACGTGTTCAATAATGGCATCACAATACACACCACAGGATTCATTTGCGGATGCGCTGATCTACGACTTGGCGGACCGAGTAAGGGGTAGCCTTGACGGTGATGCAAACATCCCTATTCAGGTGCTTGCAGATCGTACGCAATACCTTTTTAATCGGCAAGGTAGGATAGAACACAAGCGCGTCACAGGAACTTACACTTACGATGTTGCTGATGCCGGTAAGGCTTTTTCCTTTCACATTAACGCAAATTCCGCATTTAATCTGCCGGACGTAGCAACACTCGTTCCAGGTACAGTGATCCGGATAAATACCCGGATACCCGTGATTAAAGCCTTGACAATAAACTGCAATGGCTCTCAGAAGATATTCGATGGAGCGGATGATCTTTCTGTAATGTACATGCACGATGCGGAGCGGCTATGGCTCACCGCTGCAGCCAGTGATAACGGGCCGGTGCCGGACCATTGGGAGATAGATGTGGCTGACGGGAACTTTAAGACTGCTGGCCAGAGTTTTGGTGTGAGAAAACAGCCTCGCAATAGTATTGTAAACGATGGTTGCCCGGATAATGTATTGCACAACCGTGCTGACATGCCGCGTCTTTGGCTTGCCGTCAGCACGATGGGGGCCGCATTAGTAGATGATTCTGTCTGGCTCAGTGACCCTGGAGGTAAGCCTGTTTATAGGGGTTGCTTTAGTAAAGGAAACAACTCCACTACTTTCCGTTCGCCGGATGAGAGGGGCGTGGCGGACCGTTATCTTGATTTGGGACGGGGGATCGATAACACACGCCTGTATAACGCTGCGGGTGGGTACGAGCCTGACCAATTCCCGCAACATAGACACTTTGTAAA